GGTAGACGGTGATGGTCGCACGGCCAGAGGACGCGCCTGGGTCGACACCGATACGGAGCAGGTTGCCCGCGGTGCCGCGGCTCTTGGCAGTGACCACGAACGCGTCGTTGGTCTCGGTCGCCGCGACCAACTCGGCCGCAGCGGCGGTGGCGTCGGAGGCCAGGATGCGCTTGACATACAACTCCCGACCGCCGTTGGTGAAGAACTGGCCGACGCCGAAGGTTGCGGGGTAGAGGGCGTTGTACCCTCCGAAGTACTTGCTGAACTCGTACCACGAGGTGACGAGGGTGACGTCCTCGGGACCCTGCGCGAACGGTGCCGCGACCGCGCCAGCGGATACGGCAGTCGCTCCCTGAGCGAGGGTCGCGGGGAGAAGGCGCTCTGTGATGTAGACGCCTGGGCGGCTGTAAGCCATTGTTTCTCCTAACTAGAGTGGATGGGGGCCTGGTGGTTACGGGATGATGAACGAGTCGACAGGGTCCAGGTCTTCTCCTGGACCAGTGGTTCCCTCGACGTGTACGGATAGTGCCTTGTAGGCGAGCGTCAACTCCCGCTCAGTGATTTCGCTGCTCACCCTGACGGTGAACACGTTCACGAACAGTCGTTTGCCCGACTCGGTGACGTCCCGCTTTGAGACGCCGATTACGTCCAGACGGCGGACGGTTCCGTCGTCTGTCTCCAACACCCCGAAACGGAGTGGAAGTCTGGTCGCGGTCAACTCCGCGAGAATCTGCCTGTCATGTCTGGGCTGACGGGCGTAGGTGGTCACCTGATAGTCAATCATCACTGGAATGGGCCAGTGCATCTTCCAGTCGTGGACCTCTGGGTCGAACGGGGTCACTCCGTCGGGAAGGAACTCTGGGTCGGGGATGTACTCTGGCTTGACGATTCCCCGCATAGCCCGAGAGGTGTCCTCGCCGATGTCCACCATGTCGATGACGATGTAGGGGTAGGACTGGTTCCTGAGTTCCTGGTCTGGCTGACCGAACCAGACTCCCACGTTCCTGGTGGCCCCAGTACCGCCGTCGGCCTTCTGGTCGGTGACTGTGACGCCCTTCAGCAAGTCCCTGAGAGCCTTGTCCTCGGACAGTAGGAAACTCACAGCAGACCTCCCGTGTACTCGGACAGCCGACCTGCGAGGTACTCCTCGGCGTGGTCAGCCCTGTTGGAGAACTTCCTGATGACCGCTGACGGGGGGCGCTCCTGAGTGCCGTACTCGTGCTTCCAGACCTCTTCCTCCAGAGAAGGATGCGACTTTACGGAGAAACCCTGGTCAGCGTAGGAGACGTACAGGGAGTTGGCCAGATGACGGGGCCAACCCTCTTTCCTGGCGTGGCTGCGCACGAGGGCAGACATGTACCGACCAGTGTCTCTACTGGCCTGGTTTATGGCTTTCTCAAGCGCCTTGAACTCAGACATCCCAGATTCCGTCGCCTAGAGCAGCAGAGCCTGTAAACGGCATGACGAAAATCCTCTCGCAAGGCGCAAGCAGTCTGTGCTGCACGGGGTACGCATGCACTCCCGATACGCTAAGGATAGGGAAAACAGACTTTGAAATACGGCTCAAACGCACTTAATTGGGAGGTAGTAGCCAGGGCATCCGAGGACAGAAGAGTTCTTTTCCGTTGAGGTAAGTGGCCCAGCCCTTGTAGACCAGCGGCGGGCACCAGTGCTCGTTTATCCAGGACAGCCTGATTAGCCCCACCTTGTCCTCAATCGGCAGGTCCGTGGACCACACCATCCCCTTGTACTCGGACTGGATGGCCACATGCCCGAACCCGTCTGTACGCGGGTCCATCCAGTAGTGGACGGCTCCCACGGGCGCTTTGGAGGGAGTGGACTGCCTGTGAATCTGAGGCATGCTAGTCCACGCATGGTTAGGGTCTGGGTTTCTCGCGGGTACTCCCCAAGCGGTTCGGCAGGTCAACAGGCAGGTGTGGTAGAACCCAGTCTTACCGCTGTCCCTCCAAGCCCGCATCAGGCGGATAGCGTCCTTGTAGGTCTTGATGTTGGCCATAGGGTCTCCTTAGTCCAAGGG